TGTTTGATGTCTATATCATAGTTGAGAGAGAGATCCTTGACAGCCTCAATGAATAATCCTACCTCTAAGTCTTCTGTCTTAGACCAGTCAAAATGAAAGCCGGTCAAAGGATATTCAAAGTTATTTATCAATCGCGGGATCAGTTCCATATTGACATTATTGGCCACCATCATCTTATCGGATTCATGACGGTCATTGGCCACTCCCTGCAACACAATCAAAGAGCCATATGTGCCTTTGGAATTATTATGATCGGTAGTACCATTCTGTCCTACCATTGCTTTGGAGATCTCGTCATTACAAACTGAGATAAAATCTTTAAAGACCTGATGCCCCATTTGGCTTGGCTGGAAAGCTTCCATCTTCTCGGTGCTATTCAAGACGGCATATCCTGCTCCGGCTATTTTCTTTCCAATCTCATTGAGCATCTTGATACGGGCCTTATCGGTTGAGTCGGTGGAGATCCAGCGAAAGGGGATACCAAATTTTTCAATATAATGCGAGTATGAACCAATGGCAAATTTCTTAGCCATGATAATGGGGGCAATATTGGAAAATAACCCAAGATCCTTATCCTCTCCCACCTGGATATAATATCGATCATAGGGAGGCTGCCGATATTTCCAGCCTTCATTATCAAAGTAATTCTTTAAGATCTCCCCGGTTTCCGGTAATACAAATCCACGAGGAATCAGATTGACGGTTTTTACTTCCCCATTTTCATCTGTTTCAAATACTTCAATTACCGTTGTTCCAAAGAATACAGAAGAAATAACAAGGCGGATGTATTTCTCAAACCAGGCTTTTTGAAAGAGTTTTGTAAGATCCGGATTCTCCTTGCCAGTTTTATCGTTTACAATGCGAAAATGACTACGCAGTACTCTTAAGGTACGGCTTTCAGTAACCGAAAAGGTATGAGAATCATTCATCAGGTTTTTATAAAGTACCTGAAGTAAATACCTGCGAGGGCGAACCCATGAACAAGCCGTTGCGACGGCCTCTTCCCAATCCTTGATTTCCTGGGCATGAGGGATATAGAAATCAGGAGTTTGAAGTTTACTGAGTTCTTCACCTTGCCTTGCAGCCGCCTCCACCAAAATCACTTCATCAGGAATAGTCTTCAATAATTCCTGATCGGATTTTGTTGATTTTATTGGCCTTGTTGGGCGTTTTGTTTTATTGGTTGTATTAGTCATCGATTTATCTGTTATCTTTCAACCTGTGCAGTATTTTTACGTAAATTTTTAAAAAGAATGACTTGCATTAATAGTAATGTCGCCGCTCTTTTGTATCGATATAATATTCCAATGGATGAAGAGGATCATCTTCTAATAATGGGAAATCGGGATTCTCCTGATTTTTCATAACACCATTCAGCCATTTAATTGCATCATCGTACCGTTTTACACGCAATTCGGTCATTAACCTGGGTGCATTGCGTGCATGAAGGTGATAAACGGTGATGTCAGCCACGTATGTGACAAGTAATGGATCTCGCGGGTCATGTTCCTCCCAATTATCATCACTGCCCGGTTGGTATCCCTGGTTATCGCGGGTAGCCTCATAAAAAACATCCTTAAACAAGCAGTACTCCCCTAAAACATAAGGATGATTCTTATCCCACTCCCCAGGAAGTACAAAAAGCTTATCGACCTGAAACCTTCCACAGAGTTTATTCTTCATTTGCTGGATAGCAGTCTTCTCAGCTTTTAGGATGAATGTACTACCACTTTCCCCAGCAAAATAAGAATCGGTCATACCTTGTTTAAATTCTTCTTTTAAAACGGTATGGATGTCGGCATCGGTTAAGAAGTTATAGGTCATAAAGCAAAAGGATTAATAACATTGATAAGGACGTTCATCAAATCCCACGATCGGGATGAAGGTATCTCGTGAGGCATGTTTTAAAAGCCATTCAAAAGCCTGGTGATCTGCATCGGGGGAATCATCGTGTGTTTTATATCCCGGTTCAATGCCTTTAAGTTGATCCAAAGCTTCAGACATATCATTGGAGCCTTTTTCATTGATGTTATAATACACCCGTCCATTCTGATAAAGCGGATGCATGGTTAAGATGCGATCGTATTTTTTTGTCTTGGGAGTGTCGATCTTCCACATAGAAAGTGATCTTCCTTTCTTTATCTCGGCACTCTCTATGGTTTGAATGACAGTTTCGTTCCAGAACTGGCTTTCATATTGCCAGTGGATCTTTACCGACTGAGGCATCATGGCGTCAAAGTCCAGCATCCATTCGATAGCCTCACGCATCTTACATTGACGGCAGAAAGCTTTGATGCAATAAAGGTTCTTCTCATAAATACCCCAAATCTTCACAGCATTATAATCATTGGCCCCGCTATAAGCTATATCCCAATGACCTACGATATGTGTAAAAAGGTTTAATCGCGGGATTCTGACCCATTGGATCATACTATCCTTAAAGATCTTTCCCTGCCGGTGAGGTTGGTTATTATATTCTGCGTGGGCTGCCAAGCTTCCAAGTTCCTTTTCAATATTGATATAATAATCTTTTGGGTATTTCTCAGGCCATATGGGAGTTTTATCCTGATCATATGCATCTACCTGGTGAAGTGTCCAGGTTGGATGATTCTCTTGTAAAGTCGACTGTATCGTTTTAGGATATGCCCGATTATTGGGTATCAAAAGACGAGCTGTAGGCCCATCCATTGTTGGTATCAGATCCTGTTCAATCCATTCTGCCATCTCATCGATGCGTTTTGGATTCTTGATAAGATCACGATCGTCCAGGTCATCACAAACACAGTAGTTTGGTCTTCTATTTTTGTAGCGCAATCCGCGCGGGGATTGACCCATACCGAGGGCTTGTCCGATGAACCCGGAGACCGTGATAAAATATCCATCTTCCCAGCTACCCAATGTTTTCTGTTCCCCGAAATCATTAATGATAGCCGGATTAGCTTCAAATTCAGCCTGAATATCTGAAAGAAGGATTATAGCTTTCTTTTCATTATTTCCTATCAATAGTTGATATACCTCTTCTTTGTTTAGCCACAACCAGAAAGGTATTATAATATCGCACCATACCGATTTTGCAAGTCCTCGTCCCCAACGTACTGATATCTTACACCGGGGGTTTTTCTTAACCATCCTGGCAAGTTCCATATGGAACCATGCAGAAGGTGAAGTGGCATAATGAGGGAAGTAATATTCAACACAAAAGGCAACATCTTTACGGGCATGATCAATACGAATAGCTTTTTCTTTATCGGTTTCAAAAGGATTGACATGACCGGATTGCTTTATCAGTCGTATCTTCTCAAGGTAGCGTTCTTTTGCCTTATTATCGATCTGGTGTTGGCTTGCCATTACTGATATCTTAAAGCAACCTCATAAATATGCTTTTCCTGAAAATCAAGCAGCTGAAGGTAGATCTTGGGATGTTTATCCCGGATGGCATCAAATAGCATCTCCATTACCTTCAGATATACCGAAAGAGGAATTCTGCTATCATCCTTTGCCTCTCTTAATGCTTTTGTCCATTTGCTTACTTCATCGGCAAGCTGACGTCTTAATTTAGCTTTTTGGGTATCATTCAGATCGGATCGCGAATAAACCGCTTCTTTCTCCTCGATCATCCGGTCTAGATCCTGCTTTAATTTCACGATGGTCATATCAGGGGCATTTTGTTTTGCCTCCCTGATCTCTTTTAAGCCATAACGTCTGACCCAGTCGGATGCTGTCTTTTCGGAAATGCCAACAATCAAAGCAGCTTCCTTAGCGGTTTTGTTCTGATCCACAAAAAGGGTTCGAAATAATCGTAATTCATTATCCTTCATAATTGCAAAAATGGTCAAAATGGCAGGTGAATAAAAATAAAAGAATAATGACGGTAGGAATTTGAGTAATGACGGTCATTTATTTGACCGTCATTATTTTATAATTTGCAAAACAAAAACAGTAAGTTCATCTTTGCAATGCTTGAATGACAATTTGTCACATAAAACTATGAGAAAACGTTAAGAGTGAAGCAGCCTTTAATCATATCGGTCACCTCTTCGGATGGAAAAGCCAAGATCAGCATCACCGGAATAATCTCCCGGTGGAATGATACGGCTAATCAGTTCACCTCCCAGGTGGATGATCTTATCGCAAAAGGTGTCAAAGATTGTGAGCTTTATCTGCGATCAGAAGGCGGCGATGTGTTTGAAGCCACTGACATTGCCAATGTCATCAAAAGGTTTCCCGGAACCATCACTGGGGTGGGAGGAGCAATCGTTGCAAGTGCGGCAACCT